TTAAGAGCATTCTCTGTATTAGTGATAGACGTGTCGAGAGCAAGCATCTGGAAATTCTTCATGGCTACGTAAGCCTTTGCCAGATTATTTCGTCCCCAGTCTTCTCCCATAGAGTGACGAGGTAGAGCATTCTGGTCTAGAAGGATTACGGTTCCTAGCTCATCGACGAGTATATCAGCGATCTGATTATTTACTATGTTATATCCAATCTGGTAGGGTTTCATAAGATCTACCAGACTCACTGATCGCGTATTGCGATCTGAGAACACACTTCCTTCTACAGGAAGTTTGCACCCATAAAGTGAATTATCACCTTTAAACTGGAATGGAAGACGATTTACATTCAAGTAAATAGGACTAAACCCGCTAGGATTATTCATTCCCCAGAATGTGGGACGATTAGGTCCAATCTTAACACCACCCCACACCTCATTAATCCAAATCCAGTCTACGTGCTCACCAAAAATTAAGTTTTCCTTAGTCTTCTTAGTACTTACACGTGTATTGTAAATGGGTTTTTCAAGAACCTTGAATGTCTCATCCACGATATCTTGAATTACCTCACCTTCTTCTGTAATTTTAGTAAGATGACCCACCTTACGCTGAGATTTCCAGTAGATACTAGCTACACGAAGCATGTAGTTTGGACCATAATCCAAGAAGTCTTCACCCTCAGATAAGATCCACTGCACAATATCCCCATTATAGGGCATATTCTCATACGCAGATAAGTATTGACGCATTGCGAGAGAAGGACCTTCAACATTCCAAGAATGTGGACGTGTTGCGTCGTAGAAAGATCCATCATTTTGCATCCCATGGATTGGAAGACCAGCCGAGCGTATTGGGTAGATGGCTTCCAAACTTTCTAACTGCTCCTGGGTCATCAGATAACCATATTTATCTATAACGTCAGCAACAGTGAGAATGTCAAACTTTCCAACCCACTGACCTTGCGATACATAACGCACGTCAGAGCTCTTGTGATAGAAAGTAAGTAAGGGATTCCAAAGCTCCACTTCGTAATCATCTTCCATCATGCGGAAATGCCAGAACTCACGATCCGTAATGAGCATGTCACGGAACGCCATATTCTCTAGTTCAAACATCTTGAATCGCTCTTCGTCCACTTTAGTCTGGTGCATAGCCCATTCTTCTACCATGGAACGATAGTCTTTTTTAAAGAACGATTCTATCTCGGGAAGTGATTTAAGACTTTCAGGATTTAGTGCTTGCTGAGCTTCTTCTGATTCTGGGTCCATACCCATCTCAACCATCTTAATAACCATCTTCTGTTGAGCTTCTGTAAGCAACGCATTCTCAATCATAGCGCGTTTTTGCTCCATCATCTCATTGTAAGAGTAGTCATCTACAGCTCTAAACATCACCTTTGCAGATCTCTTAGCAAATTCCCCAGTCATCAAGTTGATGACGTTAGGAATAATGGGATAGAATTTCAGCTCTAATGCTGTTTGGTCTTCCTTTGTTAAGGTTTCAATAAGGTCTGCATATTCGTTATCTTCTTCTACAATATAGTCTGTACGATCAATAATACCTTTAGCAAGTTTATAATTCTTAAGGAGTTTACGAGAATTACGACGAATCTGCTTTATCCCCTGCCACTCTAACCAGTCCATATTATTCGCTCTCCACTGGTCATCCTTAGCAGATAGGGGTAGAAACTGAATAGGCTGTGTAATCGTACCCAGCTTATTATATTCAGCTTTCTTACCTGATTTTAAATCTAACGCGTTTAGTATCTGCATGATTATGAATTAGTTATGGTGTAATATACTACACCTCCGGTTGATGATACGTAAACATACTCACTAGGAATAGTAGCAGTGCTTTCGTAGATGTACATCCTATCTCAAATTTTTAAATGGTGAGCGGGGTTTAGACATGTTAGAACTACTTGGTCCTGAACCTCCTAAATGTCTAAAGGGACTCAATTTTAATTTATGACTTTTTTGCGACTTTTCCAAATTTGTGTTAGCTTCAAATCGCTTCTGATATCCTCTATTAGACTGTTGTACCTTCGCAAACGCTACAAGTGCACAGAATGCTACTAAACGGTCTACGTTTAAACCTTCATGGTATGCTTGCATTTCTTTAAGAAGCATTAAATCTGGAATACGCTCAACCCCATATGTAATCTTAGTGATGTTTCCAGCTTCGTCAACTTCCTGGTCTATTTCCTCTGTAAGATATTGAATACCATAGGATAAGAGATGCTGACGAAATAACGTACCTGTATTCTTCCATCCGTAGGTTTGGAAAACGTTAGCATTTGATCCTAAGTCCTTTAGAAAGAGTATTTGATCTTTAGGTACAAGATAACGCTGCTTCTTTCTAGAAATCATATATTGGATGAATAGTGAGATGTTATTCTCCACTATTGTCCAAGCGTTGTACCACTCAATCATTATCTCTAAACGCTCGTGTGTTTTAGTAATATCGTCAAATCTCCCACACCAGCTAGCTACTATTCTATCTTGTTCTACAAAGGTTTTACGTTCTCCAAAGTTGTCCTCTCTTGTCACCTCCACAGGGTTCTTATAAATAAATATAGAACATAGCGAATCTGACGTAGTAGTCTTTCCTTCTCCTACAGGGTCAATTGAAGCATAATACATCCCAAATTGTGGGTTTGTAACAGGTCTCTCCCACACTACAATTGCACCCTCCTTATTTTCTGACTTCTTAGAAATGGGAAATTCAGATATAGGAAGCTTATTAGTTTCCTTAGCTATAATCTTTCCATGCTCATCCCTACTTACATCTAAGATCTCATATCCATATTCTTTATCCTCAATACGTTGCACCTGCTTAGAAACCAAATGCTGAGGAAACTTAGACTCTTTTCTAAAAGCAAACGCTTCCTCGATATTGGTAGGTTTCTGAGATATACGTAGCTGATATTGCTCTGGATTAAGTTCTTTCTTCCAACGCTCACGTTCTTTCTTAATCGCTTCTAATGCTTCTTTAATCTGTGAGTTACCATGCTGATCAATATAGGGAGGCATGCTCCATTGCTCAGGAATAAATAACCCACTTCTTCCTATTGTTCCTTTAGAATCTATAAGCGATGTTTCCACCGCTAGCATATCATACGTATCCGGGTTTAGAATAAATTGTTTTAATGGGTCACACTGATCCAAATCACCCACTGAACCAGCAGCAATAAATACTCCTGTAGTTATCATACCTGATTGCATAGCAGGACGCATATATTCATACGTCTGGTCCATCTTAGGTGCAATACCAGCCTCCTCATGGAAGAAATAAGTTACGGGACCACCGACACCAGCAGTTGCATCCTTTTCAAACGACGTACCTTGTAATACAGAAAATAATCCTTTATAGGTGTCACGTCCATTCATTCTCACCTTAATACGCTGTTGCCATGCTAATACCTTATCTGGATCATTAGGACGATACCAAGCTGTATGCTCATTTAAGAAGTTCTTATACTCATTGAGCATTCTCCATGTACCCTTCTCAGAAATGTAGTCTTTAAGACTTGCTCCAATCTTTAGAATTGCCCCCTCTTCAAACCAATACGCATTAATTAATTTTGCAGCATGAAAATAAGAAGATGCAATCTGACGTTTCTTTAGAATAGGACAGTGCTTATATTCAAGCTCCGCTAGACATTCATATAAAGCCATGTGATACTGCGCATCTCTCACCTTAGCAAAGTCAAATCTAGCTTCTTCTTTATCATAGATGGGAAGAAAGTTTAACCACATATAGTAATCCCTAGTGAGATACCATATTCTATCACCATTCTTATAAATGACACCAGTTCTACATTTATCTTTCTGATCATTCCAATATTTGATATAATCTTTTGTTCGTATTGGAGCATTGCAGTAATATCCTTCTTTTTGAAATCTTCTAGCTTGTTCGTTAAACATGTGGGAGGTTTCATCAAAATGATAACCCTCATCTGGACCTGCATCTTTAAATAAATTTCTTACAAAAGCTTTCCAGTCGTCTCTAGATGCAAAGTCAGTCGTAGACCATTCGCCATTTTCCCATGTAGGAACTGATATGTAATGCGTTAAATCCATTTATTTAAGCATACTCTTTATCTTAGACACATCTCCTTTCACCTTATGTAATATCTCTAGAATAGTGTTAATCTCTGAACTCTTTAATATCTTAGAATCATTAGCGTTTTTCCAATACTCTAGATAACTGTCTCTAGGAATAGCGTACCACACTCCTTTAAAAGGGTTAAAGTGGAATATCCAATTATGAAGATACTCTCTGTCTTCCATTTTGCTTTTTATTTAAAAGTTTATAAACCTTATCTCTATAGTTTTCAAAGTGACGCATTGCCACCCATTTTCCTAAAACACTACCGATTATATACCCAACCATTACACCCCAATTTCCTTTAAACATACTGTCTATTGAAAAATATACGGATGCAATTGATATGAGGTTAATCCATACAGAATTAAATAATAACGCTCTCACCTTGTTTTCATACGTGTATTTAATCTCCATTGTCTTAAAAATGTTAAATAACACCTGGAGAAAAAATACTAATATATACACCTTCATTTCTTTCTTAGTTGTTTTATTACATCTATAGTTCCAAAGATAGCAACTAATATCAGGATTAGTAGCAATCCTGGTAGAAATGTTTTCTCTGCAAAATCATTGATCATATGCTAAGTTTTGACCACCGCGTACGGTAGATTGTTGTTCTTCCATTAAGTCTTTATACACTCCTTTATACGATTGTCTAATCGCATCAAAGTCTTTTGCAATACGTCCTATCTGCGCAATGTTTCCATCACGCCCATCTGTAATCTGTGTAGTGGACATATAACGAGCAATGTTATCCAATGCTTTCTTAATACCATAATACGCACGTGAGGTTTCTGTCTGATACATCTTGTCACAGAGCTTTAATGCTCTTACAATCATATCATCTTCTGTACTAAACTCAGCATCTATTTCCTGTAGTATTACCTCCTCTTTTTCCTCTTCTGGAAAATGAAAGAAGGGGTTAAGATCAGGATTTGGACACGTCATGTAGAATAAATACGTATATACCTTAATATGATCATCTGGATACTCGTCCATTATATCTTTTAAGAACTTCATAGTGTAGCAATGTTCTGATGCTACCACTCTTCCGTTCTGTATATCAAATAATCTAATCATTGTCTTTCTTTGTTAAATCGTAATAGTATGAATTACCATCGTCACTCACCCATCTATCAGACACTGTCTCTACGGATAGTAAGTTTTCATCCACCTTTATATCTTTAGGGTTAATAGGAAAAGGTTTTGTCACCCAATTAGAGTCTTTCCAATAAATACGGTTATTTGGTTGACATAATAAATATCCATCATCAGCCACTAGTATATGTCCACACTTATAGTCTGAGGGCTCGTCTGAATAGCTATTTCTATACCAATCCACTGTAAATAAATACGTAGCCCATATTTTCACTCCATCTCTAAGAACCACTTGACATCTTTTCTCGTATAAATAGTCATAAGTGATTACAGATACATTTTCTGAAAAGCAGTCCCAGAGTTGTTTGAAATGAGCTGGTATATCATCTGTAGGTTCCTTTAAGAATATCTGATCTATTGGAACTCTACTTCTAAGCATTCCATAGTCTGTCATTACATGAAACGTAAGAATCTTACCACATACAGACTGTATTCCAAATAGATAAGCATTATGAAATGTATTATAGTCTTCTTCTCGTTTTGTAAAATGAGAAAGTCTAATAAGACATTTGATATTATCAATGCTGTGATTTAGGGTCATGCTGTCTATTTACTATTCCTGTAAAACGGTCTACAAACTTTTGATTGGGATAGATATTACCAAACCCCGACTGTATTTTAAGTTCATCTACATGAATCCATTTCTCCAACCCATAATCAGCTTTGTATTTAAATACTTTCTCTCCTTCAGGAAGTGTACCCTCTTGATACATCTTAATTAGTTCTTCCATTTCATACACTATCATTTGTTTTCAGTTTTATATTTAATCAAATCAACTATCTCAGCTTTTAGATACGGAACATCATATTTTACAACGTCTTTCACAACAGGATCTCCGTTTGTATCTAATGCTGTTATAGGGTTTCCAAACTTATCCTTACCAGCTTCTTCAAACAGAATATGATGAAGTGTTAAAATACCTGGTTTTAGTTTAGGATTGTGCTTTAAAATCATGTACATATAAAGACTAAGCTGTAATGCATAGTGATTATAGTTACAATCGTCAAGATGATGAACAGGAGGTTCCATCTTTTGAGAAAATCCCTCCCAGTTTACATAACTAGAAGTCTTTATCTCTTTGTTAGTCTTATAGTCTGTAATGTTTACATGTCCATTTACCACCTCTACAAGGTCCGATTGACCACATAATGCTACAGACTTTAAATAAACTAAATGCTCTGGATATACACCCTCCTTGAGCTTTTGTTCTGGAGCATATTTCACTCCTTCTTCCTCAATAGGCTTAACTACAGGAACTGTTACCCCTTCACGCTCGATTGTTTCTAATGCACATAAATCAGCTTCTCTACAATTGTGATACCATGTACCTAGATCTGTAGCGCGTTTAGCTTCACTCTTCCAAGCAGCTTGAATATCTTCTACACTCATTCCAAACCACTTGCTTTTCTTATTCTTAGAAGACTTTAGTGCTATTGCTTCTGATTCAAATGGTTGTTTAAAATTACTAATAAAGCTAGTGACGCTGGTCCACTCTATATCAGAGTTGTCTAACGATACATACTGATGTTTTTCTGGTTTAAATATTAAACTCATAATCCTAATTTTTCTTTTAATTTATCCTCTTCTTCTTGTGTAAGCACTGCTTTCCATTTACTAAGAGGACAGTCAGAACTAAGACTTCTAGTCTTAAATTCTAAGGAACATCCACACCCACCATGCTTTTCATTACAGCAGGGGTGAGTTCCTGGAACCAAACACCCATATCCCTGAGTGTCGTATAAATGACAATTGCGACAAATGTTCATTCTTTCTGTCGCAATCTCTTCTACGTCTTCTTTCTTAAAGACGCTATTCATTACACCTTCAAGAATCTGACCCTTATTCTTCCATATTTTTATCACGTTTTTCCCCAGACTCATTGTTAAATCTTTTATCAATTATAGAACGACGTCTTTGTTTCTCATCCGTCAGTTTCTGTTTAATATTAGACATGGTCTCCTGCTGATGCAAAAGCTTCTTCTTCATACCGTATTCTGTAATATCAGTATTTGTAAGCTTATCTAAAATATGCTGCGTAGCTTGTATAGAATTATCTAGCGCATTCTCTTTGATATAGAATGTACCTAGATTGTGAGCATGCACCATAGTGTTATTAAGCTCAGAAAGCTTTGCACGAAGTGTTTTATAGAAGAAGTTAGTCACTGCTTCCACCTCATCGACAGGACGTTCCATCTCCATTGCAAAAGAAGGAAGAAGATTACGAAGTTTACTGGGGTGCAACTGCTAGAAATTTATAATCTAGAAATATATTCCCTTTCACTTGTATTGCAAGAGATGGATTGATCCATATCTTCTTCTTACTTTTTCCTTCCTTTAGAATGAGACCATTCTTCTCAGCTTTTATAATAGCATTGCGTACAGACTGTGCACTCTTAAATATTCCATTCTGATGCACCTTGTTACAAAAAGTGTTAAGCTCTTGTTCCACGTCCAACGCTAGCATTGTCAGACATTTTAAGTCTGCAACGCTAAGCGTAATGTTGGACAGGAAGCAATGTGTTAAAAGCTGAAATTGAACTACCTGCTCAGTGGAAAGCTTTGCTCGCTTCTCTACTTGATTGACGATAGCCACTTACTCAGATTTTAATTTTCTCTTTGTAGGAGCTGGAGCTTCTTGCTCTTCTTCTGGTGTTTCTTCCTGATTTTTAGGATTGGTCACCTGAGCAATAAACATTAGAGCATTCAATTCTTCAGCACGGTCTTTTGCAATCTGCATATTCAAAGCTTGCAGTTTAGCTCTCACCTCAGCAATTTTAATTTGCTCTTCCATGTGAGCAATAAACTCTTCAGTGGTTGGAACCTTTTGTTCTTCTGACATGTTGTTGGTTTTAGTTGTGAATTAATCTTCTTGTGTATATTCATTGGACATATACTGCATCCAAATATCTTGAAACGTAAAGAAGGGAGTGTCAATTGTATATACATCCCCTGAGTCTACAAATACGGTGGTGCAATTAAATAGCATCTCAGACTCTTCGTCATTGCTTTGTTTAATAGCAGTGACACTATCTATCAGAAAAGCAAAGGGTAACCACTTACCAGAATCTGATAGTCCTAATAGATCTTTTTCTTCTGGGTCCAGCGCGTGGCAATGGACATTACATGTATGTATCATATATCAAGCGATTTAATTTCTTTTTTAGGGGAAATATGATATTGATTGTAATTCATATACCTACTACGGTTTTGAGCACGAATCACCTGTTCGGCTAGCTGACGCTCAGCAATACCGTCACGTACGTCTATTACCGGAACGTACACAGGTTGACCAAACTTATCTTGGGATTGAAT